GTTCCCGTCGACTACTGGAATTTCACGAACTCGGCAAGTAAAGTCTTTGATTATGTTTAGTGGAACGGTTACTTCAACAGCACTTATGTTTTTGTTGAATACTTTTTGACCAGCGTCGTTAGTTGTTGAATTACCTCCATTGGTGAACTTGGAATAGTTTATTCTAGTGACTCCGTTAATAGTGTTAACTCTATTTGATCGGGATAAAGCAGTTAAAAAGGTATCAGCTAAAGAGTTTAAAGGGTTTAAAACATTATCGTAGTCGCTTTCTGTGGTGTATTTTTTCGGGTTATTTGTAGCCATAAAGAAGAAACGGCTCGAACCTTCGCTTTCATTTACACTATCTCTTGCAGTTGGTGAAGTTCTCGAAGCTAAATCAAAACGCCAAATCATTGGCAGAATGTCTTTGTCGTGCTTCTTTGATATTTCTTGTTGAACCTGAAGATACTTACCGTAAATGTATTGAGGCTTTCTAAGCGCATACGTTCCGATAATTGGCGCACTTGCACCGCTTACTATTAGATAGGTGTTTTGAACGAAAGAAACAACCGTATAATTAACTTCTAATAGCGTTATAATACTGTTTTCTCCTAAGTAGTGGGTATTGGTAGCCCAAAGTTTATAGTTACCGTCTATAACTTCAACAGCATAAACGTTAAGGTCTAAACTCATTGAGTCAATTACCGATTCTACTATGCTATCTACGCTGGTCATATTGCGCTAATAGGTTCTAAAACTAATCCCCTAAAGTCTGTATAAGTTGCTTGGTTCTCGTAAATGTAATATTGTAAGTCCGTTCCGGTTCTTATGGTCCGATTATAAAGAACGGTCAATTTAGTAATTAAACTTTCTTGACTTGTTGCCTCTGATTGATTAGCTACGTTTCCAGACGCTTGGTTTATTATTTGTTGTTGACTTACATAGTTGTAATATATTCGGCCTTTTAAGTACTCCTTAATACCTTGACAAGTGATTGATATATCGCAAGGGTCGTCATAGTAAAACGGGCTGAATATATCTGTCCACTTTGTTGAAGCTGGTGTTTGAGGGTCGCCAGTCAAATCATTTATAAACTCTTGGCCCAACGTAGAACCGAACAACTCATAAATTAAAGCCTTCTCGCTATCCAAAGTAATAAACGATTGAAGGTCAACTACTGTATTTTGGTCTTGGCTTATTTGAAATATACCGCTTTCAAAATCGGACGTTTGAAGTATCATAATATTTTAACGATTACATTATTTGGGTTACTCACTAGCCTAGTGACTGCATAGTTTAGAATCTTTTTTTTAGTGCCTTTCTTGATAGTCTTTAAAATTGGAGTGCCTTTATCGTCAACCGTTCTATATTCATAGTCTTTTAAAAACTCGACTAAGATCATTTCTTCTTGCATAATACAAAGTTAAATAAAAAAGCCCTAACAAATTAATGCTAGGACTTTTACCAGAGAAACTTAATACAGAGAATATTAAGAAAATTTATTTTTTACTTGATTTCGCTTTTGCTGGTGCTTTCTTTTTTTCTGTTGCTAACTCAGCCTGACCGTTACTAATAACTAAATCAGCTTTCCATTTAGGTAGCTCGTAAACTTGACCAACTACAAAATGCTGCGCCTTGCCAGCTTTTACTTTTTTACCTCTTACCTTGATTATTTCAACTTCTAAACTCATAACTGTTTAATTTTATGTTGCCTCAAAGATATAAAAAAAGCCCCAACAATATGAAGGGGCTTTTTAACTATATTCTAAACTAGACTATACAGTTTCTAAAGCTGCTTTGTCAGCTGCAAATGAACCTTTAACAAATGCAGTTCTATCGTTATTCTTAACGTAAACTACACCTCTCCATTCAGCTCTAATTGTCTTAAAGTTCTTAATGAAGTTGTCGCCGGTATATCCAACGTCGATTGATACACCAGACTTAGTTCTGATATGCGCTTTTGTAAAGTCACCAATCAAATATTGACCAGCGTCAACTAGAGTAGTTTCTACAATTGGAACTCCGTCTAAAGATAAAGAACCAGCTACCATTGCTAAACGCTCAACATATCTTTTATCCGTAGAACTAACTTTTACCATTTTTAAGGTGGTAACGTCAGAAGGATTCATAAAGATATAATTCGGCATTCCTTGTTCAGCTATCTTGATCTGATTTGCTGCTACTGTAAGAACGTCTACTTCATTAGCGTTATCAACTGCTAAAGCAAAATCTCCAGCTGCGAATAAAGTTGCAGTAGTGAAAACCCCGTTTAATTCTGGACTTGCTCCATTACCACCATAAGCACCAGTTTCAACAGCTTTCAATAACTCACGATTCAACTCATTGTTAATTTCAGTAGCCATAAATTCTACGTCGTCTAACATTTCGTCTGTAATCGTAATATAAGCAGTTGTCTTTTCAACTTTTTGAGAACCTACTAGTAAATCAAAATCAATTTGATTTTTAAGTGCNGCNTCNGCTGTTTGNCCAGCTGTTCCTTCTTTTCCACTTTGNTAAACCCATTCCACTAGGTTAGAAGAGATAGTTCCAGATTGAAGAACGTCTAGGAATTTAACTTCTCTAGAAGCAACCATATTCATACCCGGTAGCCTTTCAGCTTGTGGTATTTGTCCCGTTACATTACCAGCGATAGACATATCACCAACAGCTTTAAGCGTAATCTTAACGCTTTCACCATTCTTGTAACGACTTAATTCTTCTTTCTTTTCCTTCAACTGCTCGAGGATAGACTTACTTTGAGAACTTTCTGTTTTAGTCAACTTTTCAACCGCTGACTTAATAGCAGCACCTTGACTTAATAGAATAGCCTCGTGCTTTGCGCCTAATTCAGCTAAAGCCTTTGACTGCTCTTTTCCAAGTTCAGCTAATTCTTCTTTTGATACACCAGACTTTACAGCCTCGTCTACTTTCATTGCTACGCTGCTCATATACTCAGCGATATGCCCTGCTTGCGCTTCTGCGCTTAATTCTTTGATTGCAGCTTCGTCTAAATTTTTCTCAGCCGTCAACCATGTATTAAAATCTTTCATTTTAATTGTGTTAAATGATTAAATAATGGATTACTTTTCTTTTGCGGCTTCTCGACCTTTGGAAGTGTTTTATCAACGGCTTCACCTTCTTGAAGTGCTTTGAATTGATTACAAAAATGCAATAAATTTTCTTTAGTTGGGTTATCTAAGGCTTTTTCGTTTAGTTCTGTTAGTTCTTCTAAGCCTTTTGAAGCGTCTAAAGTTGGTGTCAATTCGTTTGAACCTCGTATAACGCAGCTAATTTCAATCAACTTTGCTTCTGTTACCGCCCAAAAAAAGCCCGTTTCTTCTGCTAAGTCCAGGTTTATAACCTCGTTTTTGTACTTTTCCCAAGTAGCAAACTCTTCTTTTTCTTCTGGATCGTTTACAGCAAGTTCAATCTTAACGTACTGCATACCAACTGAATGCTGATTGATTGCACCATTTTTATAATCAAGGAAAATGTTTTTGTTCCTCGACCTTTCAATCTTACTATCCATTAAAAGGGCAGTAGTTGTACCAGACTTGTTCAAACCAACGTCGGACCAGCTAACCTCTTTTTCATAAGTATCTAAAGGCGTTCCAACTTTCGCGCTTAATTGGTGAACGTGGTCGTGTAAGTGTAGGATATTTTCTTTGTTTTCTTGTATTGACTTGGTGAAAATTCCTTTGATATGTACGTCCTGGTGGCTATCCATGAAGCCGTAGGTATTACCCACGATTGTTCTGTAAATTTCATTTTCGTTATCGTTTTTGTCAGTCATTCCTTTGCTGGTAATTTCAGCGGCAGAACTTAATTCTATAACGTCACACTTTTTTAAAGTGGCTTTCTTTAACTTGATTAACTGCTTTTTGTTAGCAATCATTTTTTTAATATCGGCTTTGCTCATTTCCTTATGATTTTATTATCGATAACTTTCTTTAGCTTTTCAGCTTTCAACTTCTTCAATTGCTCTTTAGTAAGTTTCTTCTTTTCCATAACTAAACATTTGAAATTGTAACATTTGAACCTTTAGGCTTTACGCTGTCCATTTCTTTGTCACTTAAAACTTCTTTGCCTATTGATTCTCTTGCCTCGTTTGGTGTTATTAATCCAGCGTCAACCAATTTAATTGCTTGGTTTGCTCGTTCAGTTGGTGAAGGATTCAATGCTTCTATTTTTTCCTTGTGAATACCTAAAGAATAGTTTCCGAACTTAGATAAAAACTTTCGCTCATATCCAGCCGCTATCTTTTCAAAGGTTGGTATGTAGTTGTTGTTATACGCTGAAGCTTCTGCTTCTTTTACGTTGTTGTAGTAGCTTGTTCTCCTGTTAAAAGCATTGCTGGAAACCCGAAAACATTACAAAGGTCTTTCGTTAGTTGGTTCTTGTTCTCTATGGTTTGCATATCGGTTGAACTTGCGTTAAGTTGCTGGACGTTTAAAGCCCTACGAGAAAACCTCATTGCGTTCATAGACTTAGCCCCACCTATTTTTCTTTTCAATGCGGACCAAATGCTTTTTTCGTCGTCGTCATTCATTGGCATTGAGGGATCTTCGTTTGAAGGTGTTATTAATGCAGAAACGCCCCTATTCTCGAAGTATTCGCTTAGTGCTATCTCTACATTATTGGAAGCGTTTAAAATGTTTTGCGCTGATTGTAATGGGCTTAAACCGTTCTTTGTTTTCAGTCCTTGCATTGAAGGGTTATTCATTGCAACGTGCATAACGTAGTCAATATCTAACGGGCTTATCCTTTCTCCGTCGTTAAACTTATAGCTTTTGACTTTTGAAAATATGCTATTTGTTTCTGTTTCTATGGTTACTGCTTGAGGCGGTAGAACTAACTGTTGACCTTTGTAAAACCCTATTGATTCAGCGTCTAGGTAGTTGTAACATTCTCCGGTTAAAGTATAGAAAGTAACTAACTGTTCCCAGAACTCGTTAAAACTTTGGTTGTCGTTAGGCTTAAAAACAAAGTCGTGAACTTCTCCGCTTTTAATTTCTTTACCATTGGTCTTGTCGTAAATATAAATCGGTAGGCTTGAAACTCCTCTGGCTATTCGTGTGACTATTGAGTAAACAACGGAACTACCTAAGTAGCCTTTTTTGATTGCGTTTATGTCTGAAATTGTAGAACCATTAAACCCTTCACCAATTTTAACAAACTGATCTGCGCTGAATAATTCTCTGCTAGATAGTTTGCCTAAGTCCCGATATGCCATATTAACACTTTTGGCAAAATTACAATTTTTTTAGTTGTGTTTGTTTAACGATTCTTCAAATGCCAATAAGTGAACGCATAG